ATACCGATTTCGGAACCTAAAGTCTGAATCTCTCCAAAGCCTGCGTTGATTCGTCCTAGCGCGTCCGCTCCACCGGCTACCAGCCCTGCGGCTAAACGTGCGCCCGCAACTGGCCCAGCCGAAATTACTTGCTGAAGTAGTGCCGGGTCTAGTCCCATAGAAGCCAGCTTCGTAATGTTTCCTGAGAAAGACTTTACCCGGGCTAGAAGCTTATCCATATTCCGGATAATCGAATCGGTCGAACCGCCTAGCTCGGGAAGGCTAAAGGCTCCAACGATTGAGTCCTTGATACTAGAGAATATGCTAGTTACTGAATCACTAAAGGACTTGTAAATTCTTTCGCGTTCGTCCGTAGCTGCTTTTTCTGAAGCAATAAGTTCATCACGTTTTCTATCCGCTTCTTGTTGATCAGCTAGGATTTGGGCGTTAGTCGCTTCGGTCTGAGCTTTGATTTCTGCGATACCTGCGGCGGTCTTGTTGAATTTGTTTTGAGTCTTAGTAGCTAGAGCTGTGTTGCCTTGTGCGATTTTCTTAGCTGTTGCTAATCCTTTAGTTCCGCCTAGAAGGTCTGCCGCTAATCCTTCGGAGATACCGCTCTTAGTAGTTAGTTTGGTAAATAGTTTTTGATTTTTTACCGCTGCGTTTAGAGTTTGAGCATAAGTCTTTTGTTGAGCACCGGCATTCTTATTATTTAGGTCTGGTGTAATAACGCTCGGAGTAAAAGCGGCAACTTTAGCGTCGAAGCTTGAACCGCCGAAAGAACCTGCTATGTCGCTGGCAGAACGTCGTGGAAGCGGAGCAACAGAAACCGCAGAATTGAATTTATTTATAGCGTCTGTCGCTACACCGTATTTACCAGCTGCCCATTCTGCGTCCTTTCCAGAATTTAGAACCGCTGTTCCAAAGCTGGTAACGACTGGCGTAGTTTTTCGATAAGAACTGTCTACTTCAGTTGCGCCTTGAATTATGAATCCCAAAGCAACAACGAACGCACCAATTCCAGTAGTAATAAGAGCGATTCTAAATAGCTTCAAAGCTCCGGTAGCCGCGCCAACGGCTCCGGTAGTGGCTCCGAATGTTGCGTTTAGAATTACGGCTGCGGCGTTGTAAAGACCAACCGCAACTTTGCCTAAGTTGTAAGCGGTGTTCAAAAGATAAATAGCTGTGACGACTTTGATAATAGCTTCGGCATTTTGAACTAGGAAAATAAAAACGTCTGAAATTGTTTTAGCGAATGCTTTTAGGTCTACCGATTCAAGAGCAGCTTTTAGCTTAGAACCGATTTCTGGAGCAAGCTCTCGGAATGCGGTAATCATTTCTGTTATGGCTGGCATAACAACAATGCCGATTTCTTCGCTTAGGTTTTCTAGCTCGATTCCTAGAAGTTCAATCTGCCCGGCGAAAGTCTGAGCGTAAGCTTGCGCGGAGCCACCGAACTGAGATTGTAGTTCCGCAAGAATAATCTTCTGTGCGCCTAGAAGGTCGCCCGATTCGGTAAGAGCTTTTATCTGCGCTTTCTGTTGATCGGTGAACTGGATTCCAACTCGCGTAAGGGCTGAGATTCCCTTTACCGGGTCGTTCAAAGCCTTACCTAGACGGATAGCTTCCCCGCTAGCGTCGGTTCCCATAGCCCGGGCGACGTCTAGAGTAGCCGCTACGGTTTGATCGAAGATATCGTTGTTAGCCCCGGCTTGGTTCTGAATGTTCTTGAAGGTAAGAAGAAGGTTTGCGCCCGACTGGATTAGTTCGTCATCTACCGCGGTTTGACGGCTAAGAGTTTCCGAAAGGTTTGCGATATCTGCGGCGGTTCCGTTAGCCGTAGTTCCCGTAGATTTTAGAACCGCGTTAGTCTGGGACATTACCTTTTGGGCTTCGGCGGCTGCCGCAACGCTCTTACCTAGACCAACTGCCACCGCTCCAATAGCAACTCCGGCAATAGCGGCGTTTCTTCCTAGAGCTTGAAAGTTGCCGCGGACTTTGTTTAGCTGATACTGAGCCTGCTTCAAACCCTTAGAGTCGAAGACGGTGATAATCGGTATTCTGACTGCCATTACATTACCTTTAGCTTTGCGTTTGTCTTAGTTGTGTATCTATTCACGATTGCTAGGACTGCCGCTGATACGCCTTCTTTTTTAGCTTCGTATCCCTTCCAGACATATCGAGAAGCTTTGCCCTGAAGCTTCTGTAGCATTCCTCTAGCGTTCCTAGAATTAGCGTCCGGGCCAGAACCGACCAAGTCGAGAATCTCGAAACCGACTGCGTCACCCGGCGAAACGGCTTCGAAGCCGATTAGCGAACGCTCCGTACCACCCCTGCCAAGTTTCGCGCTTGGTCTTATGTAAGTGCGAATTTTAGGAATTGCGTATCTAGTTCTTCCGTTGTGGAGCATTCCAAGTAGCGGCGAAACTGTTGGAACCTTAGATTGAATCGAAGAAAGAACCGAAGCAACTCCGGGTTCGGTTATGATTTCTTTTCTCATTTGTGCGAAGAGCTGTGGTTCGAACTTTTTGAGTTCATTTACGGTTGAGCCAATGCCTTCAATATCAACTCGTAGCATTTCAACCAGCTTTCTTTTCTTCTATTCTACCGAATCCAAATAAAGAAGCCCCTGCCGTAGCAGGGGACTTCCTTATCGCGGTGGAAGATTCTTAGCGACTAGCCACCTGTTCATTGTCCAAAGCATTCGATCGGACTGCTCCAATAAAATACTTGGAGCTATCCCGGACTCGACCGCTAGGGAAGCTATGAACCAATGAGCGGAGCTATCGCCTAGTCCTTCTATTCTGGAACTTTTGGGTCTTCTGTTGCTCCAATAGCGTCTACCAGTTCTAGCCAAGTTTCAAATTCTTTGTCTGTTTGCTTCTTGCGCTTTTCAGAATGCCAAGCCAAGAAAAGCAACCAGCCCATTTTCGGTTCGTCTAGTTTTGCTATTGAAACGTTGTATTTGTCTTCGAACGCGACCATATCGGGAGCCGATACAAGAACGTCCTTATATGTTCCGTCTGCGAATTCAATGCGTAGGGTAAGTTTCATTCTTTAGCCTTATGCGGTTGCGAAGCTTACGGAACCCGAAGTCGGGTAAGAAACTGAGAAGGTCGCTAGATCGCCAACGGCTCCGGCTACTGGAGATACGCTGTTCACAAGAACAGTCGCAGTCCACGCCGGGTTGGTTGAAGACGTTGCGGTTCCGTTTGGGTTAATAACTACGGTTGCGATTGTTCCAAGTAGCGGGTTTAGAACGGTGTTGATTTCACCAGCGGCGTATCCGCTGTGGAAGTCTAGGGATACTGTTCCCTGTTTTAACCCTCCAATGACTTCTGTCCAGCCATTGCTTCCAAAGCTGGTCACGTCTACATCATTCGCGGTTAGCTCTAGAGTTGCGGCAGCGACGGAGCTTGAAACTGTTCCACCGTTGATTGTGACTCTTGGGTTGATAACTACATATTTTGGCATTTATTTTGTTTCTCCTATTTTCCTAGCGGTTTTATTGTGCGTAAACTACGACGTTGAATTCAGCGGCTAGATAGGTAACTTCGCCAATGACAATGGAGCCGTAATTCCGCATATCGGTTACTCGAAGAGAATCACATTTCCCACCGAGCGTCCTGTCTAATTCTATCGCAAGCTTGACCGACGAAGTCCCGGCTGGAGTCACGTAAGAATCGAGAAGTCTTTGCGCACTTCTTTCCCCAACGCGCCCAACGATACAAGTAACAACGAAGTTGTATTCATCAAGTCCACGGGAACCAGCTTTGTCATAATTTACGCTAGCCACGTTGATAATTGAGATAGGCGGGGAGATTGTGTCCGGTGTTTCGGTGGTAGTTCTTAGCCCGGTGATAGCTCCAATGGCTGTAGCGAGAGCAGCCCGAAGGTCGGTGATCGAAGCCATTAGGCGAATCTAACTTTTCTGTAAACGTCGATTAGGTGCTTTACGTCCGGGTCTAGTTGAACTCCTACGCGAACGGCCCCCAATTCGCCAAAACCGGCGATACCCAAAGGGGAGTCGTTACGTTTGAAAATTCTTGCGGCCTGAATGACCGTGGCTTGTTTGACTGCGATCGGAACCGCAGACCAGCCCCAGACGCCCGTAATTCTTACAGTTGCTTCTCCGTCTAGAACGGTGAATAGGAAGTCGTCTACGGCACGTATGCGCGTTGCCGGGTGTCCTGTTAGACCGTCTACGTTTCCGTTAAGTGGCTCTAGCTGATAATCCTTAGCTGCCCAAGTAGTTCCAAAGGTGTCGCCGTCTGAAGTCTGAAGAACGCTGATTGAGATAGAGTCGTCAATCTCAGTAACGTAAGAATCCTGCGGAACGAATAACCGGGTTGCGGTTCCAGCGTTGTAGAAGTATCGCTGAGTGTAGCTATCTACCATTCGGGAAGCTGATTCGACCGCAAGCTCTAGAAGACTATCGTCCACCGAATCCGAGATTCTTGCCGAAGCCTTGATTTCTGCTAATGAGCAATAACCATTTACGATTGCCATAAGATTTTCCTTTGTTCTCTTCTATCTTACTAAGCCAAACAGAAAGAGAGATTTAGAGCGGTCGCCTAATCCCAAGAGTTTATCCTCCTGTGTTCTAATGACCATTCTCCGCTATTCATATTGTTTTCAGCCTTTCTACGCTCAAACAAGCCCTGATTGAAAGCATAGGTTCGAGTGTTTTTTTCCTGATATCCTGCGGCAAGGGTGGAGCTATTGTCGTGAAAAACCTTTGCTTCAATTCGCTTCTTAGGTATATTCAAGGCGTCTATCTGACGTTCGTAATCATTGTCTTCAAAGTAAAGCGGGTGAAATAATTCGCTTGCTAGACCTGCCTTCAAAACTACACCTTCCCCAATAGCAAGGAAGCACCAATCGGGAACGGCGTCTACAAAGTTTAGAGCTTCGGTATCTACTTCATTGTGAATCTTTTCTAGACTTCCGGGAGCGCAATAAGTATCCTCGGAAGCAAGAATCCAATAAGAAGCGTGTGGCGTAGTCTTTATAACTAAATTCATAGCGGCAGTTGGCCCTAATCCAAAAGGCACTTGAATAAGCCAAAGATTTTTTACAATATCTGGCTTGACTGGTTCAAAAATTCGCTTTCCAGAATTATCAACAATTACTAAATGCTCAACTGGGTAATCTATAGAGTCAATCATTCTTTGAGCTAAGTCGTGTCTTGCGAATGTTGGAAAAGCTAGAACAGGGATCATTGTGCGAATCTTTCTCTTAGAATTGGGAGCCAATACTTCGTCCAAACCTTATCTACGTCGAAGTCTGAAGCGAAGTCGATTGCTACTTGTGAACGGCCCTTGCCAAGCTTGTAAGCCTCTTCAAGTGCGGCAACGATCGAAGGCACGTTTGGGATTTGCCACCACGCGTCCTGACCTGAATCCCAAGAAGGCTGGCCCTCTACTAAGAAAGAATCTTCAGCAAGAAGGTCTGGCGTAGCTGCCCAAGAAGAACCGACCACGCGCGTACCTGCGGCCTGTGCTTCAAGGCACGGGACTCCGAATCCTTCGCCGTAAGAAGTAGCAAGAAGAACGTCCATTCCCGTATAGTATCCGGCTAGAGTTTCCTGCGAGATTCCATAGCGATAACTAAACGGATTCGGAAAGGCGACGTCGTTTTTATCTACGCCCAAGCTCTGAAGAAGCGAAACTAGATTCCAGCCGATACCTTTAGAAACTGGATCGGTGTGAAGATAGAGCATTACGTCCGGGTGCTTCTTCTGAAAGATTGAGAACGCGAGTAAATTTTCTGAGAACGCTTTGCGGTGAACTAAACCCGAACTTTTATTTGCGGCTACCATTCCAACAACGAAACGGTCTTTAGTTCCCATATGCTCTTCGATTGGTTGGCCGTCTATTTCATAGGTAGGCTTTAGAACTTTAGTATCTATTCCGTGCGGTGCGTATTTACACTCAATCCCTTTAGCTTCCATTTGTCTAACTCCGTGCGGAGCCATAGCAACGGGAGTTACTTTCTTTTTCTTTAGAAACTCTTCGACTCTAGGCGGAAGTGTTATGTGATCGAGCGGAACCCAACTGAGAATATCTATGTCAAAAAAAGCCGGGTTAGTTAGAACCCAAACGTCGTAGAGCGTAATCATAGCGTTTGGTTGTTTTGGCATAGAAGCTGAAAAAGTTTTGTGGTCTATCGGAGCAGAATCGTTCGAATACATATCGAAGCCCCGGGCGAAGTGTGGAATTTTTCCGTAAGGAGTTTCTAGTTCGCGCTTGATTCCCTCTAGTCCGTAATTAGAAAGAGCTGCGACGTCGAAGCCGTGGCGCTTCAATCTATCTACTAGGTAGCGGGCTTGCTGCCCATAGCCCGTCGGCTGATCGGGCGAATTGGAATAGACACTCACACTTCCGCGAAATTGTTCACGGTTAGCAGGATTCTTTGATTTTGTAGGGTTCATAGAAAAACATTATCAGGTCAAAAAGACAAAAGGAAAGGCCGCCGAAACCCTACCGT